ATCTACATTAGGTTTTTTTATTTTACCTTGAAAGGTGGTGAAAATATGTGAGTTTATTTGATGTCTTTAAAACATCTATAAAAAATGAAGATCCAACTGATTGGATTCCCGATTTTGTTGTTGGTGACGAAACGGCCAAACGTTCTTATCTTAAAATCATGGCTAAAGCAACTGTCTTAGACTTTGCAGCAAGAACGATGTCAACGATGGAAATTAAGTTTAAGGATTTCAAAGATGGTCCTGAATGGGAGTACATTTTAAATGTTAGACCTAATAATGACACATCAGCGGCTACTTTTTGGTATAAGTTCTTTTACAGGTTATTAGATGAAAATGAAGCTTTAATTATCTTTACTGATGATAACCAATTATTGTTAGCTGATGATTTCTCTAGGGAAGAAAAAGCAGTCTATGAAGACGTATTTACAAATGTATCTGTAAAAGATTATGTTTTTAAACGTTCTTTTAGACGGTCAGAAGTACTTTATTTTGAGTATAACAATGAGAACTTAGAAAGATTTACAAAAGGGTTGTTCAATGATTATTCTGAATTGTTTGGACGTATCCTTGAAGTTGCCATGAGAAACAATCAAATTCGTGGAACAGTTTCTATCGACACAACTGGTAGTGTAAATGAGGAAAGAGATAAAAATGGTAAAACAAGAACTGAAAGGTTACAAGGTTTTATTGATAAAATTTATCAATCCTTCAGTAAAAATTCAGTTGCTATAGTTCCTAAAATGAAGGGTTTCGAGTATGAAGAATACACTAATAAACAAGGTGTTTCTAACCAATCATTAGATGAATTGAATAAAATGAAATCATCTTTAATTGATGATGTGTCCAACGCCATAGGTATTCCTACGGCGCTTATTTATGGTGAAAAATTAGAGCTTGATTCTAATATCAAAGCTATGAGAAAAACTTTTACAGAGCCATTAGCTAAAAAAGTTAAGGATGAATTAACATCTGGAATTATTACTAAAGCTGGATACGTAAGAGGCGAACGTCTTAAAGTTACCAATGTACTTCCTAGAAGTATTATCGAAGATGCTGTTCAAATTGATAAGGTAGTTTCTAGTGCAACTATATATCGTGATGAAGTGCGTGATGTTTATGATTTAGATCCGTTGCCAAATGGTGAAGGTAAGAAACTACTCTTAACCAAGAACTATGAAGAAACAACGAAAGGAGGTGAGAACGTTAATGACAGTTAAAATTTCAATCAATGGTCCAATTATTTCTAGTGATGAAAAATGGATTTATGATTATTTTGAAGAAGAGGCAACTTGTGCTAGGGATGTTAATGAAGCTTTACCTAAGAATGGTGAGGACGTTGAAATCACAATAAATTCATGGGGCGGCTACGTTGATCAAGGAGCAGAAATCTATACAGTTTTAAAATCTTATGAAGGTAAAGTAACAATTAACGTTGTATCTGCATACAGTGCAGCTAGTGTTATTGCGATGGCTGGAGATGTAGTTAGAATCAGTCCTGTTGGTAGAATGATGATTCATAACGCAGCATCTGGGACGTTCGGTGATTATCATGCAATGGATAAGAACAGTGAAGTGTTAAAAAATGCGAATGATTCTATTGCAAATGCTTATAGAATAAAAACCGGTTTGAGCCGTGAGGATATTCTAGCAAAAATGGACACGGAAACATGGTTGAATGCAGAACAAGCCGTCGAATTAGGCTTTGCAGACGAAGTTATGTTTGACACAGTCGAACAACCTAGATTGATTGCAAATCACGGTTCTGGAATGTTACCAAAAAATGTAATTGATAAAGCCAAAGCAACACTTGAGCCACCTAAAAATGAAAATAAAAGTATTGAAGACATTGTAAATGCTCAAGTAGAAAAAGCGATGGCTTCTTTTTTTGACTCTCAAAAAGACCATAATCCAATAAATATTGAGATTGAAACAGGTGTTAATGGAACTAAATTAGTTTCACCAAAACAAACTAAATCATTAATCAATCGATTAAGAAAAGGGGAATAATACATGGTATTACAAATCACAAACAAAACAAAAGATGCAAAAGCATTATTTAATGCAGCATCGGCTAATGAAAATGCTACACCAGAAGAAATTAATTCAGCTTTAGAAGAATATGTAACAGCTATTGCAGAAGACGCTGGAAAACAAGTTAGAGCAGAATATGAAGAACTTAAAAACGTTACTGACAATGCTGTTTTAGCAGCTCGTGGGATTCCAACGTTAACTGCAGATGAAACTAAATTCTATAACGAAGCTGTTAAAAAAGGCGGTTTTGATGAGGATATCGTTTGGCCAGAAACTGTGCTAGAACGTATTTTTGAAAACTTACAACAAGATCACCCGATTTTAAATATTATCAATTTCACACCAACAGTTGGTCGTGTGAAAGTCATTCGTGCTCGTCGTACAGGTGTTGCCGTATTCGGTCCATTACATAAAGATTTAGAAGGCCAATTAGATTCTAAATTTGGAGCAACTGAATTTGTTCAACTTGCATTAACTGCGTTCTTCTTGATTTCAAATGACACTTTAGACTTAGGTCCGCGTTGGATTGACCGTTTTATCAGTATTTCATTAAGTGAAGCTGTTCGTGATATTTGGGCGGAAAAAGTTATCACTGGTACTGGTAATGATGAGCCAATCGGATTGTTAAAAAATGTAGACGGTGCATTAGACCCATCAACAGGATTACCTAACAAAACGTCTTCCGGAACTTTAACTTTCGCTAAAGATAAAATTGTTTCTGAATTAGCTGGTGTAATGAAAAAACTTTCTAAATACACATATAAAGTAGATAAAAATGATGCTGGTGAAGTGAAGTATCGTAAGGTTTCTGGAATGGTTCACTTAATTGTAAACCCAGTTAATTATTATGATATTGTTGCCGCTGTTACTTTCGCAAACTTAAATAACGTCTACGGCTCTAATATGCCTTTCATTCCAATTGAAAATATTGTTGAGTCAATTGATGTTCCAGAGAACAAGTTAATTTCATTTGTTAAAGGCGAATACGAAGCAACGCAATCACGTCCTGAAAAGGTTTATGTTTACAAAGAAACTTTTGCAATGAAACGTGCGACTCTTTATGCAATTGATATGTTAGGTAATGGTTATCCAACAAATAACGATGCTGCTCATGTTTACGATTTGAAATTTGAAGTTCCAACAGTTCCAGAAGGGTAAGGTGAAATAAATGGCTGAATTTAAAGTGTTAAAAGAATTTAGATTACTTGATGATCCAAAAGTACCAGGTAAAGGGAAAGTTTATCAACCAGAAGAAGTTATTGATATTGCTGTAAAAAGAGCTGACCAAGTTATTAAAACACTAGGTAGCTCTTTTTTAGAGCGTATTGATAAAAAGCCGAATGAAGAAGTTGTTGAAGAAACACAAACGATTGAAGAACATGATGAAGTAGAAACTTCAGAATCCGAGTAAAGGAAGGTGCTTTTCTGATGGAAGAAAAAGAAGTCACGATGAATACAACAGAATTTATCAGTCAGTACAAAGCACGCTTCCGTATCTTCCATTCTTCCGAAGATGAAGATATTGGAGAACAGCTTGAAAGTTCATTCAAGATTATTAAAACCTTGATTGGTAAATTTAATCCTGATGAATTTTCAGAAGGTGTCGAATTGGTATTTGAACGTGTAAGATACGTTCGAAATGAATCAATTGAGTTCTTTAATGACAACTTTCAACAAGCTATCTTAGATGCTTCTTTAGCTTTAGGCGGTGAGTTAGTTGGCGATTAATTCAAATTACAAACCGAAAAAGATTACAGCTGGTGCTTTAAATACACCAGTTTCTTTTTTTGAGTTTAAACCTTCAGACGGCCCCGAACCAGGTGAAGAAGAAAAAGAAGAGCTTTATAACTGTACTTGCCTAGTTTATAAACCGTCTTCCAAAGACAGAGATATTTTAAGCGGTAAAGGAACTAAAGAAGCTGTCACGATTAAAATACGAGATCCATACATGGATTATTTACCAAGCAACAAACACAAGGTTATTCTTGATGATTTCAGATACAAGGATAAAGTTTGGGATATTGTAGACCACGCTCCTGACATAGAAAATAATGATTTTGTAAAGATTATTCTGGGTATCACATCATGAGTGTGAGTGTAACAGGA